GTTAGTTCATAAGTGTGCTGAAGTTTTGGCACACATGACATGCGTTGAGTTGAACACAAGGAAAAGATTTGCATCAAATGCTTTTCCAATATGCAGCAATCTTTGGTTAATTAATCGACACGCTGTGGAAGGAAATGAATTGCAAGCGACATTTGTAAGGAGAGATCCTAAAACTGTTGGTAGTAATTTTAAGGCTTTATTGTCTCCTGTACACATGGTGCCGATTGAAGATACCGAATTTATGTTAGTATATGTGCCCTCAGGTGGTGATAACAAAGATATGTTACCATACTTCCCTTTATCAAGACAAGAGAAATCTTGTACTGCTGCATTATTATATAAAAATGATGAAGCAGTTGTGAAAATCCAGAAAGTTAAAGCCTTACCTAGAGTTATTACTTCAAATACTATATCTACACGCGGATATGCTTACAAGACTGAATATCCTACATTTTTCGGTCAGTGCATGTCTGTTTTAGTAAGTGAAGATATTACTCCCAGGATCTTAGGATTCCATTTTGCTGGTAACACTGGCACTAATATGGGAGGAGCTTGCTCAGTTACACAGGAAGAAATTTTGAATGCCATTAGTTTAATTAAAGAACGATATGGTGTATGTCTTTCTGTTAACACAGGAACACTCAAACTTGAGGAACAAGGGGGTTGTCCAAATGTCAACTTGTTAAATGTTATACATGAAAAGAGTCCACTTAATTTCTTAGATGATAATGCTACTGTGGTCGCTTATGGAGCTCATGACGGATGTAGACGTAAATTTACATCTAGAGTCGTTAAGACCATTATATCTCCTTTAGTGGAAGAGGTCATGGGTGTAGAATGCAAACATGGACCACCTTCAGAAATGAATTCATGGAAACCATGGCAAGCTGATTTAAACAACATGACTCATGTAAAATCAATCTCACCGACTTTACTAATGTGTGCTGCACGTGACTTTGAGACGAAAATTTTCGAAGGTCTGCCGAACAGTACATGGAAGAAAGTACACCCTATCAGCAATGAAAGCAATTTAGCTGGAGCTGATGGAGTGTATGGTATAGATAGTATTAACATGAAGTCATCTATGGGACATCCTTGGAATAAACCTAAAACACATTATTTAACGAGGTCCAATATCCCTCTACCAGGAATATCTCAACCAATCAATTGTCCAAAATGGGTATGGGATGAAGTAACCAAAGCAGAACAGGCTTTTTTGCGGGGAGAAAGATATTATATGATTTTCCGCGCTAATTTGAAGGACGAACCAACAAAATTGACGAAGAAGAAAGTCAGAGTTTTTTGTGGTGCACCTTTACCTGGTTTACTCTTAGTTAGGAAATATTTCCTTCCACTTGCAAAAGTGATAATGGAAAATTCTGAACTTTTTGAGTGTGCTGTGGGTATTAATGCTCATGGTCCTGATTGGACAAAATTCACGAAACATGTTACTAAATATGGTCGTAAACGAATGGTTGCTGGCGATTATAAAGATTATGATTCCACCATGCCTGCATCAGTGACATTAGCTGCTTTCCAGATTTTGATTAATATGGCAAAGAAAGCTGGTTACAATGATGATCAAATTAAGATTATGCAAGGTATTGCTACTGAAATCTGTTACCCCATCTATGAATATAATGGGGAATTTCTTCAAATATTTGGATCTAATCCTTCGGGACATCCATTAACAGTTTTCATTAATAGTTTTGCAAATTCTCTTTATATACGATGTGCGTATTACTACATATATCCTTATGATGAGAATGATCCATTTGATTGGCATGTTGCACTCATGTGCTATGGAGATGATAATATTATGTCAGTCTCTGAAGATAGACCCAATTTCAACCACACCACAATTGCTGATGCTATGGCAGCATATAACATTACTTATACCATGGCACAAAAAGATCAAGAATCAATACCATATATTGATCTTTCAGAATGCACTTTTTTAAAGCGCAATATGGTATGGAGCGCCGAGTTCCAACAATATCTCGGCCCGATTGAAGAAGCATCGCTCTACAAGACATTACATTGTGTTTTGGAGAGTAAGATACTCACTCCACAGGAACACGCAGTAGAAGGCATTAAATGTGTCTTAGATGAATATTTCCTGTTTGGTGAGGATGTGTACAACGATCGTGTTGAGAAATTGACTGAAATATGTCGACGAGCTCAACTGTTACATCACTTTGAAGGTGAGTTGCCTACTTATGAGGACCAGAAGGAATCATATATAGAGCGATATCTTTCAACTGGAGAAGGGTGTGCAAAAAATCCTGACAGTAGTCGTCAGGTTGGTCTAGCAGCAATGCTAGAGCCAGATGTATGAGAG